TTCTCTTGGAGAGAAACACTGTACCTTAAAAATCATAATGATACTTTTAAATTATCTATGTTTTTTTAAAATAAACAATGTTTAGTTATATACTAATAATAAATTCATAATGCTATATAATAAATTCATAATGCTATATAATGAAAATTTAATTTAAATATTAAATATTATATTATATAATGACAGAATATAAATGTAAAAGATGTGGTTATAATTGTAAGTTGTATGCTGATTACAAAAAACATTTAAATAGAAAAACATTATGTAAACCAATTTTAGCAGATATACCAATTGATGTTATTGTTGAAAAAAATAATAAGAAATATAAATGTTTAAATTGTGATAAAATGTTTTCACATACACCAAGTTTATATCGTCATCAAAAAGAATGTATACTTAAAAAATCACAAGAAAATATTAATAAATTATTTGAACAAAAAATATTTGAAATGTCTGAAAAAATTAAAGAATTAGAAAATAAAAATACTACTACAAACATAATTAACAATAATAATACAATTAATAATAACATTAACATTAATGCATATGGTTCATTAAAACCAGAAATAACTTACACTGAACTTGAAAATTTATTAAAAATTGGTGCTGCAAAAGCAATAAGAAAATTAATTGACATTAATCACTTTAATAAAGAACATCCTGAAAATATGAACTTTTATATTTCAAATTACAAAGACAACATTGGTCGAATTTTTGATGGTGAAGTTTGGACTATTAAAAATGGTGATGATCTTGTAGATGAAGTATATGACCTTTATCAATCACTTATTGACAATGTTATTGAAGACATTACTTATTACAGTGAAGATGAAACTGAACAACAAAATCATAAAACAAAACTTTTAGATAAATTAAATAATGCTATTGAAATTTGGTGTAAACGTACTAATAATAATAAGTTTATTAATGGATTTAAAGAAGAACTAAAAAGAATGTTTCATGGTAAAAAAGAAATCGTTAAAAAAGTACATAATATTAAAATATAATATCAAGTATATTAATGCTAATTAGTACGGAAAAAATTAAGGAAATTATCGAAAAGTATAATATTAAAATTAATGGTGCTTTTCATATTGGAGCTCATCGTTGTGAAGAACGTCAATTTTATCATGACATCAATGCTCAAGAAATTATCTGGATTGATGCTAATGAAAATCTTGTTAATGATATGAAAAATCAAGGTGTTCAAAATATCTTTCATGCTGTTATTTCCAATGAAGACGACCAAGAAGTTATTTTTCATGTAGCAAATAATGGTCAATCTTCAAGTATCTTAGAACTTGGAACACATCGTCAAGAACATCCTGGTGTTTGGTATACACAAGAAATTGTATCTAAAACTAAAACTATTGATACTTTTTTTAAAGAAAATGGGTTTGATGCCAAAAGATACAACTTTTTTAATTTTGACATTCAAGGGAGTGAATTAGATGCATTAAAAGGAGCAACTTGTGTAATTCCACAAGCAGACGTAATTTATCTTGAAGTAAATGAACGTGAGCTTTACGTTAATTGTGGTCTTGTATCAGAAATAGATGACTTCTTAAAACCATTTGGTTTTAAACGTGTTTTAACAGAAATGACACATCATGGATGGGGAGATGCATGCTATATCAAATGTTAAAATTAAATTGCAACTATTTTTGTTATATCTTCTTCTTTATATTCTTGATAATTAGTGTAATTATCATCATAATATAATTGAATAATTTTAACTTGAAATTCTGTGTATTCTTTAATTAATTCATTTTTAATGGTATTTACTAGTAAATCTAATTTGTTTGATAGTGGTAAATCAAGTTTTTTACCATTATTTCTTGTAATGTCTGGATTAAAACGAATAATAATTACTGGTCTTCCACCAATTCCATTTACAATTTCATTTAATCTGGAACATTCACACATGTCTTCATAAGATTTGTGTTGATTCTCATCAATTTCAACAATAACAACATGTGAATTTAAATCAAAAAATACGTCAGGGCGTTTTTTTGTACAACCTTGGAGCATTTTATTTGAGTTGTATTCAAAAGAAGTGTTAATTACTTTACGTAAATAACGTACAATTGCCCATTCTTTCTTAGTGCTAATTTTTTTACATTCTTTACAAATAAAGTCAGAATTTTCTTTAATATCACAATATTTACACAGTCTTTTTATACTTGTTTCATAATCTTCATTCGGACAATGCTTTAGACAAAATTTAGTATTGTCAATAATAAATTCATATTCATTATTACATTCAAATATTGAACATTTATTTTCAAGAATGAGATTAATCATATTTTCTTTTTTATGGCAAAAACAGTAGTATGGTTTTTTATTAAGAAAACCAAAAATAGCATCATTTTTACATTTCTTCTCACGACACTTTTTAGTTTTAACATTAATCATATTCTCTTTTTTGTGTTCTTTACAATAAATACCTGTTTTTTCTGTAGGTAAATTAAAACTGGGTTGTTTATTACAACCATTTTCTAAACAACGTCTGTTGACAACATCAACCATATTCTGTTTAGCATGTTTTTTACAATAAATAGGTATTTTTTCATTAGACAAATTATAAGTTGCCAATAAAATACAACTATCATCAATACAACGTTTACTTACTACATTAATCATATTTTTTTTAGCATGTTTTTTACAATAAATACCATTTTTTTCAGTTGGTAAATTAAAACTTGGTCTTGTAGTACATCCTTCCTCAATACATCGTTTATTTAGTACATCAATCATATTTTCTTTGGCATGTTCTTTACAAAAAAGACCTACTTTCTCAGTAGGTAAATTAAAAATGGGTTGTTTTTTACAATTTATAAAAATACAATGTTTATTTACAATATTCACCATATTTTCTTTGGCATGTTCTTTACAGTACAATCGTATTTTTTCAGTTGAGAAGTTATAAGAAGGATATTTATCACACCCATCTTGGATACAAAGTTTATTAACAACATCAATCATAGTTTCTTTTGCGTGTTCTTTACAAAAAAGACCTATTTTTTCTGTTGGTAAATTAAAAATTGGTCTTATATCGCAACCATCTTCCATACAATGTTCATGTGTAACATCGATCATATTTTCTTTAGCATGAACTTTACAATAAATACCAGTTATTTCTGTTGGTAAATTATAATTTGGTTTTATATTACATCCTTTAAATTTACATTTTGTCATCTTAACTATTCATTTATACGATTAAAACTTTAAATATTCAATTTTTATTAAACTAAACTAATTCTAAAACACTAAGATCTTTATCAAGACTATCAACACTACTTTTTGCAGGTACTTTACTGTCTAAAAATTGTTTTAATTTTTTAATGTCTTGTGATTTAAAAAGAATTTCTTCACCATCAAATACTACAAATGCGGGAATACTACTTATTTCACAACGTTCAATTAAGGGATCTCCATTGTCTACATTAATTTTATCAAATTGAATATTTGGATAACTTTCTTTTAGAGAGTCAAATTCAGGTGCTATTTTCCTACACGGGGAGCACCATTCCGCATAAAAGTCAATAACACGTAATTTACAGGTAGTTTCATCATAAGAATTAGTTCTAAGAATTTCTTTAAGGTTCTCAAGTACAATAAATGTATTTGGGTCAGAAACTTCAAAAAAATCGTGTAGATTACATCTTACAGAACTTTCGTATTCTTTTTCACTAAAGTTTAAAACAAGTCTTTTATTAGAGAAATTTTTAATAATTTCATCAACAGAATTAATCATATTAATTATTAGTATTATTTACTTAAATTACTATAGTTTTTATACAACTAAATTATTCGTGGTAGTTTATAACCAATTTGTCTATACATTAATTTCCTTGGTAAAGTTCTTTTCCAATGGTGATACAGTCTTTTCCATTTTCTTTGAATTAATCTAAGAAGATACGTTTTCTTAGTACACAATGCGTATTCGTTAATATTGTATCCATTAACAATTTCAATGTCTGTTTGAATACCTTGATTTAAAAATCGTTGTTGTAATTTAATAGCTGATCTAATATTTCTTAAATAAATAATAACTAAAAAGTGGTTATTAAAATTATATTTCTTTGGTGGATTTCCAAATAATACTGGGTCAAAACGTTTTGTTAGTGCTATACGGTACATAATTAAAATTATAAATAAACTTATAATATAAGTATAAATGAAGACTTGTATCTGTTTAATATGTCATAAAGTAAATAGTACATGGATTTCTTTTTTAGAAAATTTTAATAATTACAATGTTTATGTTATTGTTGATTCACCTTGTGAAATACTTTTTCATCCTAAAATAAAATTTATTCAAATTAAAAATGAAACTTGTAAAAAAAATGGTTACACTAATTTAAATTTAATTATTAATAGTTGTAATGGATGGGATAAAGCAATTTATGCTTCACACACAATTCTTAATGAATACGATTACATCTGGTTTATTGAAGATGACGTTTTCTTTTATAACGAACAAGCACTATTAGAAATGGACACAAGGTACGCAAGTATAGATTTATTATCAAATGAAATAAATGAAGGTACAGATTTATCTAGTTGGCATTGGTCTTGGATAAAGCCAATTAATTACGAATTACCTTATTATTATGGAATGATGTGTATCTGTAGAATGTCAAGAAAATTACTTAACGAAATTTGTAATTACATTACTTCTAATAATGAAATGTTTTTTTTAGAAGCAATGTTTCCCACAATTTGTAAAAAAAATAACTTAAAAAGTGATTGTCCAGATGAATTTAAAAATGTAGAATGGAGAAAACACTTTAATAAAAATGACTTGAAATCAAATTATTTTTATCATCCATTGAAAAATAAAAGACTACACGGTGTATATCGTCATTTTATACGTTCGAAAAACATTTGAGAATTTCTATTACCAATATACTTGAGTTTGTCTTGATAACTTGCATAAAAAGAATCTACACCACGTTTAACATGTTTTTCACTTAACCATCCATAGTCATCAAATATTATTATTCCACACACTTTTAATTTACGAAATGACAACACAGCATCTTCTAAAACGTATTCTGAGTTATGATTACCATCAATATAAATTATATCAAAAAAGTCTTCTGGTAATTTAGGTATTTCTATATGGGAATATCCACGACATACAATAAATTTAGGATCGTTATGTATATTTTCTAAAAATTTAGTGTATGTATTTTCTTGTTGTCCTTGATATTCGTTATAATCGGAATAGTCTTGCCAAGGGTCAATACAATAAATTTTACTATTTTCATGTAAAGCATATGTGTTGTAGACAGAAATAGCATTGTGTCCATATTTTACACCAATTTCTAAATAATTAATAGGTTTCTGTTGATAAAGATGTAATGGAATTAATTCAAACCAATTATCAGCTAAACGATAAACTTCTTCATCCATTAAATTAAGTTAAAATTAATTCTTTAATAATCTTAGTTACTATTAGTGGTGGTACAGCATTACCAATTTGTGTGATTTTTTCATTTTTATTACCAGTAAAAATGTATTCTTTAGGAAATCCTTGAATTCGTTGTAATTCAGTAATTGTTAATTCACGTAAAAACATTTTTGTTGAATTTTTTAATGGTACAAATAATCGTGGCATTCTGTTGTAAGTACAAATAATTGTTTTACAAGGTTTTCTAATATCTAAAATTTCACTATGTGTTGGTGAAATTCTTTTTCCAAAAGACAATTTTTTTTCAGTTAAACATTTAATTAAATTAGTTGCAGGTTTGCCTGTAATTTCAATATTGTCATCAATATCTACAAATTTTTCAATACCAAAAGTATCTTTAATTTCAATAGCATTTTCTAAAGTTTTTTCCATAAATGTTTCAATACCAGTTTCATTAGAAATTGACAACATTTTTAATTCAAAAGTACTTGTACTTCCAATGAAAAAACATCTTTTTCTTTTTTGTGGTAAACTGTATTTAGAACAATCTACTAAAAATGGTTGTTTAAGAAAATATCCAATTTTACTAAATTCACTAATAATGATTTCTTTAACAAGTTCGTTCTCTTTATTAGTCATTGTTAATAGACCTTGGACATTTTCACCAATAATCCATTTTGGTTTAATTTTATTAATCACTTTAATTGTATCGTAAAATAATTTGCCACGAGGGTCATCTTTATTTCTTTTACCTGCATAAGAGAAACTCTGACATGGCATTCCAAAAAATACAATATCAATATCATTATATTTTTCTAATAAATTTAAATCTAATTTTCGAATGTCATTACCAATTAATTCACAATTTGGTAAATTCATTAGGTGAGTTTCACAGAAAGTTTTATTTAATTCAACAAAACCAACAACATCAATACCCATTAATTCCATACCTAATGTATCACCACCAGCTCCAGAAAATAAACTAATTGCTTTCATATGTATATATTTATCACTTCTTTAATATTTATTTTTCAATTTTTTTGTCGTCTTTCCAAAGTCCTTCTTCGACTTTAACAGCAGTAACAGTTTCATCAAATACTTGTACTAGTTCACCTTGAGGGTCTTTTTTATACATTGTTCCTTTACCATTTCTAAGATTGTTTTTCCATTCACCGAGATAAAAAGTTCCGTCATTATAAAACATTACACCTTGACCATCAAAACAGTCTTTTGAATGATTACCGATGTACTTCTCGTTGTCAGCATATGTAAAAGTTCCAAAACCTTCCATACAGTCATCTTTGAAGTCACCAACATAAACGTCTCCTTTTTTCCATTTATAAGTACCTTTTCCCTCAAGTGTGTCTTCTTTGAAGTCTCCAGAATAAACATCACCATTACTATAAAAAAATTTACCTTGTCCCGACATAGTTCCATTTTTCCATACTCCCGTCATTCTCGCTTTACTTTGAAAAGTATAAGTTCCTTCACCATCAAAGTCATTGTCTTTAAAAGTTCCTTGAAAACTCCCTTTTCCCTTCATAACAAGTTTACCTTTAATAAAATTACCTTCAGCGTCCATTTCACCAAAGAAGAGGTCACCATTTTCTAGTTCGTGTTTGTTCATCTAATATACTAAATAATTAATTGTTTAAGTTATTTTTTCACTACGTAAAAAATATTGTAGTTCTTCAAACTACTCGGTAAAATTACATCAATTTTGATTTTTTTAAGCACTGCACATAGTACATTCTTGTTCTTCTTCTGCGTCAGGTTTGAAATCACCAAGATTAAACTTGATGCTGTCTACTGCTGGTCTGCTTCGAAGATAGTACATACCTGTTTTAAGTCCTTGTTTAAAGGAATACATATGACAAGAATAAAGTCTGTTAAAGTCAGGTTCTGCCATAAAGATATTCATTGATTGTGATTGATCAACAAATTTACCACGGTCTGCTGCAAGGTCAATAATAGTTTTCTGTTTAATTTCCCATACAGTTTTATAGACTTCTTTAATGTGGTCAGGAATTTTGTTAATCTTTTGAATACTTCCATTGTAATACACAATAGAATTCTTGGTTTCTTCATTCCAAAGACCTAATTTAGCAAGTTCATTAATGAGGTACTTGTTAATAACAATAAACTTACCAGCAAGAGTTTTTCTTACGTAAATGTTGTTGTTCTGTGGTTCAATACATTCGTAATTACCAAGAATTTGAGAAGTACTTGCTGTAGGCATTACTGCTGTAAGTAGTGAATTTCTCATACCTTGTTTTACTTGAAGTTTCAGGGTGTCCCAATCCCAAGTTGGTAGTTTAAATTTAAATCGTGTTTCTAATTGTTGCTGATTTAAACTTCCAACGCTATTGTCAACTGGTTTATTCCATAAGTCAAATTGTAGAAGACCTTGACTAAATGGAGAACCTTCAAAAGTTGAATAACTTCCGAGAACCATTGCTCTATTTGCAGATGCTTCTATAGCACCATAATAAATAGTTTCAAAAATCTTTTCATTAAGCATTCGTGCTTCGGGTGAATCAAAAGGTAATCCAAGTAAAAAGAATACATCTGCAAGACCTTGAACACCAAGTCCAATTGGTCTATGAAGATTATTGGAAGTCTTTGCTTCAATACAAGGATAAAAGTTTACGTCAATTACACGATCAAGATTTTGTGTTGCAAGATATGCTACTTTACGTAGTCCTTCAAAGTCAAAATAAGTGTTTTCTACAAATTTAGTTAGATTAATTGATGCGAGATTACAAACACTTATTTCATCTTTATTAGAAATCTCACATACTTCAGCACAAAGATTAGATGACTCAATTACTCCCGAATGTTGTTGATTACTTTTAATATTAACAGCATCTTTATAAAGCATATAAGGTGTTCCTGTTTCAATTTGAACTTCCATAATACGTTTGAAAAGGTCAGCTGCATTAACTTGTTTTCTATATTTACCTTCTGCTTCATATCTTTCATAAAGTTCTTTATAAGCATCACCGTAAACAAGATTTAGACCAGGACATTCATCTGGAGACATTAGACACCATTTTTGTCTCTTTTCTACTCGCTCCATAAATAGATCTGAAATCCATAGTGCAAGGAAAAGATCACGTGCTTTCATATTTTCATCACCAGTGTTTGTTTTTAGGTCAAGGAAGTCGTAAATATCGCAGTGATGCGTTTCTAAATAGACAGCAATTGAACCTTTTCTTTTGCCACCGCCTTGGTCTACGTAACGGGCAGTTTGATTAAATACTTGTAGCATTGGTCTAAGACCATTACTGACACCATTAGTTCCATGAATTACTGAACCAGTACCACGGATCTCGTGAATATTAATTCCAATACCACCAGCATATTTACTAATTTGAGCACAATCTTTAAGTGTGTCATAAATACCATTAATTGAATCACCTTTAATTTTAAGTAAAAAACAAGATGCTAATTGTTGGTTTTTAGTACCAGAATTATAAAGTGTTGGTGTAGCATGAGTATAATACCCTTTACTAAGTACTTCATAAGTATTTACTACATTTCTAATATCAAAGTCTGGACCTTGATTTACAGTAAAGGCAACACGTAAGAACATATATTGAGGTCTTTCCATAATTTTGTTGTCGTGTCCAAGTAAATAACTACGCATTAACGTTTTAATACCAAAATAATCAAATAGTTCAAAGTCACGCTTGTGAACAATAATCGAGTCAATTTCAGTTTTATAACGATTAACAAGTTTAATGAAATCGTCATTAAGTAATGAATACTCTTTACCACTCTTGTCTTTTAGTTGTGTTAAGGACATCCATGTTTTGTAACAAGAACTGTCAGTTTCTTTATGAAGACTTGACACAACAATACCACCAGCAAGTTTTAAGTATTCTGGATGAGTTGTTGCAAGATTAGCAGCAATATTAGCAGAGTGTTCATCAAGTTCTCGGGTACTAATACCATCGTAAATGTACGCTACAGTTTCTTTTGCAACAAGATCTGGTTCAACAAATGTCAAATTATTTAGTGCGGCGATATACTCTAATTTTTCTTTAATCTTATTAAAATCAATGTTTTCAATACCTCCATTACGTGTTTTAACCTTCATATAAATAGTATATATACATTTTTAAGTAAAAAAAAATCAATAATTCGGGTTGAACCTTCGGTTCAAACTCGCTTCGCTCGGCGACGCCTATTTGTATATATAAAGTGAAATCAAAGATTTCACGATTTCATCAAGTTATTTTTTAAGGTCTTTGAGACCTTTTGAAATACTGGCAAGGAAGTCCTCTAATTCTTTAATTCTAGAATCACGTGTATCTTTGTCACAATCATTTTGTTTCTTTAACATATCATTCTCATAATTCTTTTCATCAAGAAAAGCAGACATAACTTTATTATACTCAATTTTATAATTTGAATACATATTATTAATTAATACACTTTGAGAACATTGTTCTGCAGTTAATTTCATTAAATAGTAATCAAAACCATTTTCTGTAAGTAGTGTATTATCATTTAGTGTATCTTCATTTAGTTTAAATGAATAAAACATATTTTTGTAAATTGTTTCTTTATCTTTTTTATCACAATTTTTTGTTGCTTTATCAATTAATTTAATAAAATTAGAAGAAATATAAATTCCAACTGATTCACATATTTGTCTAAATAATTTCCATGTTAATTCATGTGAATCACTTAACTCTTTTAATGTTGTAAAAAATAAGGCAAGACTTAAATTTGCAACAATATTACGAACAAAAGCATTAAAGGTTAATGCTGCAAATTCATATTCTTTATTTTTATTATAAATGCTAAAAGTTAATCTAAATAAATAATTTTTAATTACTTGAGGCATAATTTCATTAATATAATTATTAATTCGTTTAACGATGTCTTCAATTGGTTCATTCTTCTTTTTCTTTTTAACATCTTTGGATAAATAACAATGAATAATGCGATTTTGTGTCTTGAAATAAATAAGTTGTTCTCGCATTTTATCAATATCTTCGTTGTGATGAGGTTCATTAATTTCAAGTTTAATACTGTTTATAATGTTGTCAAAATCATATGAAAGATCAATAAACTTAGTTTCATTTCTTTCTTCTATAATTGGAAAGAAGAGGTACTTAAAAATGTCTTTAAATTCAGTATATTTATTTGTAAATTCTGATTCTTCATCAATAAAACATTTATCAATTTTAGTATTTTTTAATAGAGAATAATAAATTTTTAGTGTAGTAATAATTTGAATACGATGTGGCATTTTAAAGTCTTGTGGTACAAAAAAATTAAGATTTGTATCATCTATTTTAAAAATAAAACCATCCTGTTCAAAATATTCTTTAAGAATAAAAAACCATGCTGGGTGAATTGAACGAATACCTTTTGAACTACAAAGAAGTTTAATAATTTCATACATTTTTTTAGAACAAATAAGTTCTATATATGTTTTTTCTTTATTTTTCTTTTTATCAAAGGTTTCTTTTAATTTCTTAAAAGAATTTAGTTGTTCTACTGTAAGACTATCACATGTATTTTTTGGATATGCGATCAATCTTGAGATCCAACGTGAGTCTTCACAAATAAGAATTTTAATTGGTGTTTTAATAGTGTCCATCACTCTTTTATTCTATATAGACACTTATTTTTTCAATTTTTCATAGTATCTGAATGCTTGTTCTATTTCAATCCTTAATTCATTATATCCTGGTTGTCCTAATGCAAAAAATGTTATTTTATCCAATTTAATTAAATATACAATATTACGTAAATAATTGTAAGAAAATCCTTCACGTTCAAGGTAACTCTTTTTAAAATATACATATCCCCATGGTTTTTTTTGACCTTCCAGACTTAATTTTTTTGTTATAGTAAAACGATGAACATAAACACGTAGATCCCCAGGAATATAAAACTTTGGATTTTGTTTGTAAAACTGAAAATACATTAAAATACAGTCTGTTTCACGGTACTTTTCTGGATTTTTTATTACTTTCTTTTTTAATTCAGTTTTTATCTCAGTCTTTGTCATTCCTTTTGCTAAGAGGTACGGTTTTTCTGCTGTTAAATTAAATAAGAAGTATTGAAATCCATTTTGAATTTTTTCTTTAATCTTTTCAAATTTCATATAATAATAATAGAAAATTAAATTAAATATTTAATTAAGTAAATATTTAATTTTTATAAAAAAAATTTTAGCGAAGTACTTTTGGTACTACTAGTATCATTTCTTGTGATGTTTCATATGGTATCTATAACATAAGAACAAGAAGAATACAAATAAAAAGCAGCAAAAATACAAGTTATTTGCGGTTATTTCACATCCAAAAGTGTACCAATCAACTTTAGGTTTATATAATTGAACATTTGTAAAATATTTTTCTAAATTTGGTATTAATTTAGGTTTCATAATAATATTATATTAGAAATTTAATTGGATGTAATATACTGACATTACGAATATTCCAAAGTCTTTGATTTATGTGATAATCACTCTTTGGTACGTGTATTTCTTCTGCATTTGATAAAAACGCTGCTAACCATGACAATGTACTATTAGAAGAAATTATTTTATTTGCACTTTTTAAAAAAACGAAGTCTTCTAATAAACTTTTTTGATGATACACAGGTTTATAAATATCAAAGTGAGACATATACTCAATTTCGTAGTCTTTAACTATTTTGTCACATACGATAATTAAATTGTCGTATTTAGTATTGTTTATTATATTTTTATAATAGTCATAATGAACTATTTCACAGTTACTTCTTTCATGCATATAGTCATCTAAACGGACGTGAATCACAAGGTCGTTTTTATTAACTGGTACCGTTTGTAACAAGTCTTTTATTTTAATACCAGTTGAAATGTAGTCGTCATTGTCTTTTGTAATTAATGAACTTATGTAATCATTAAAGTAATTTAGAATGTCTCCATACTGGAAATATCCGTCTAAAATAATCATTCTACAATTTTTTATTTCTTTAGGTTTATTATTTAAAATATAGTACTCACACAATTCTTTATAAATAGGGTCATCAATTACAAATACATCATTACCAATAGGAATTTTGTCCTGATAAATTTTTGTGATAATTTTACTTGCAAAGTATTGAAATAAATTATTACCGAAACGTCCATGAATATTAAAAGTAGATTTCATTAAACCTACATTTTTAATATTAATTTTAACTTTTTATTGCTATTAGGTATTCTTTTAATTTAATGAGATTTTTTTTCCGTCCTAATTTTGTAAATATTATTATGTAATTCCTCATAACACGGTTTTTTATTACATGAAATATAAATGGAATGTAATTCGTCGTACATATGTTTAATAACGAAAGTTGCAGTGTTAATACATTTAATAATTTCTTGATTATTACGAATGGTTGTACAATTTTCAGCGTTGTAATGTTTTTTAATATATTCAATTAAAAAGTAAATGTCTTGAGCAACTTTATTATGTACATAGTGATCAGAATAACAACCTTTATCGCTATTATTATTCTTTTCAGGATAATTAAATTGACAAAAATAAGTGTAATTACAAAATTTATAAGAACATCTGGTGATATAGTTGTCATCTAATTTATTTTTTTTAATATTAGTTAAATCAATTTTTAATTTTAATTTTTCAGCAAGATACTTACTTATATCAAATAAATATTCTAAACAACGAATAATTAGATTGTAATCACAAGTATTATTTTGAATAATATATTTAAATAAATAACTGGCAATGAAATCTTCATTTTTTAAATGATCAATAGAAAGTAATGTTTCTTTATTTTCAACTGTTGATAAAATATTATCAATCATACTTGTGACTTCTTCTGCTTCAATACCATAAATAAATAAATAACAATTACTAATAAATTGTCCTGTATCAGAAATATAACTAATAATCTTATTTGAATTAAGGTCGCCAGTATTTTCATTAATTGTACCTTTTCTTAAATCAAACCAAAACTTGTCATTTTTATATGAATAGTTATAAGACATATATAAGATAAATAATGTTCTTTTAAATTGAAATAAGCAAACCAATAATACCTATTAAAATTAATATTAATGCAAAATGTAAATTTTGTTCCTTGTTTGTAAAATCAAATTTATTTGTACGAATGTCATTTATAATTTTTATAAAATAAAATTTTAATTTTTGTAAAAATGTTGTAACATACATCTATAATAAAGTAAAAATAAATTTTATTTATTAATAAAATCATTGTATAATTTAACTAATTCAGCTCGTCCCATTGAATTTTGTCTTGCAGTATTTAAACTACTGGAGTAATCTAATTGTTTAAATCTATTAATTAATTCATTTTTATTTATATTACTTTTAATCCAATGCCAACTTTTTGGTCTAAGTGTATTTAAATTAACTTGTACTATTTCACCTATTTTACCTCCATATGCTCTTAGTGCAAAGTCCGCATTAAACGATGGTGTTGGTTGCCCATTTTTATCAAGTGGTCCATACTTCAAAAATTCCCAATGACTATTTTTTGTAGGTAAATTTACAAAAAGTCGTACAGTGTCTTTTTTTTCCCAAATTTGAAAACAACACTTCACACTCATTTTTGGTGTAAAACAACAAGGTTTAGTTGGTGTATCTTCATCAAATACTAAATGAAAGTTTTTATTTAATTTATTTTGAACACTTATTTTTCTAAAAGTTCTTGGAACTATAAATGCAATAACATTAGACCACAACGAAGCGTGATTAAAAAATTTAATTGCAATTGAACTTACTTTTCCAAATGGTGGATTACCAATAACTAAAATACACTTTTTATTTTCAGGTGGTGTGTAATTAAAAAAGTCCATTTTAATTATATTTTTATTTTCGGGTAAAAGGTCTATACCAATTTTATTACTTGTATTTAATTGATTATAAAAACTTCCATTACCAGCACTTGGTTCAATAATTAAATCAAAAGAATGTTTATCGTATAATTCAAATACTTTATTAATACACAACTTTGAATAGTCACAGTTAGTATAAAATTTATCTAATCCTTCATTACGAATTTCTTTTATATTTTTTTTCATTAATAAAAATTAATATTTATTAAAATAAATTAAATTACGACTTCGTCTGGTTTAGTCTTGATGTAATCGTGAAATCTATGATTTCCACTCGAATTATTGAATTTTATTTAACTTAAAAGTTATATACTGTATATTATATACTATGCTATACATTATTTGTCCAACATGTGGTAAATTATTTGCTGACAAGCAAGTTGAATATGAAGAAAAAAGTACTAAGATCAGTAATGATCTTAAACTAACAAATAAAGAAAAATCAAAAGAATTAAGAAAATTACTTGACGAACTTGGATTTACAAATTATTGTTGCCGAATGAGACTCTTAAGTTATGTTGATGAAGCAAAAATTCTAGTTAAAAATTAACTTAAAATAAGTGTTTTTTCATGTCCTACAATAACTGTAGGGTCAACCATAATTTTAAATCCTAATTTTCGAATGTTAATACACCAAGAAACATCTTCTGAAGCGTAATCTTGAATATTGTCATTAATAACCATTCTTACTGGTTCAAAAAATGGATATTTCATTGCCTCAAAAACACCTTTTTTTATACAAAGAAAACCAAAACCTACATAAGCAACTTCAAACAAACCTGATTTTTGTTTTAGTGTATCTTTATTTATAAACTTGAATGAACTATGTTTTAAAAAGTAATCATAATTTAGGTCTTCTACAATTGGATAATTAGCATTGTCACGCATAATATAACATCCTGATACAATATCTAAATTGTAATTAATTAATTTAAGAATGTCTTCTGGTTTAAAAATGACATCACTATCAATCCACATTAAAAAGTCATAATCAATTTCACCATTAAATGGTTTTTGATTAACACCTCGTAATACGTCTACACCAAGACATTTTAATCTGGCATAATAAACATTAGCGTCATAATTTGTACTTAATAAAATTTGATGACCGTATCTTTGCATACTTGCAATTAATTCAGTCCATGCTAATAAAAAATTTCTGGAAAAACTATTTCCAGGAATACAAAAAATAATTTTCATTAATAATAATTAAATTTTTTCTTTTAAATGTTTATTACAAAGAGACAAATTACTAATTGTTTTTTTATTACAAATTGTACACCTCTTTTCAATACTTTCTCTTGTAAATTTAAAATTACAATACGGACAAGTTAAATTCTTTTTATTTATTAATTTTGAAAAATAATCAATACGATAAGAATGACCACATTGTAAAGTAATTGTATTATTGTCATATAAGTCAAGTTTACTAATTAAACATTTATTATTTGACATTGATTGGTTTTTGATTTCTTGAAATAGTTTATTCAGACTTTCACTACGAAACATATTAATTTCAAATATAAATATTTATTTAATTATATGTACAAAAAATTACTCGAATTATTTAAAGAAAATTCAGAAGCTTTACGTTTAATAAAAATGTATAAAAAACATAAAGATTCAAAAATTGATGATCTTGAAAATGATATTGACACTTTACAAAATCAATTAATGCTTTTAAAAGGACATTATATACATCAAGTACAATTAACTCTTAATTTACAAAATACTAAACAAGACAAAAATACTATTGTACCCGTAAATGTAGAAGTTGTCCCTTACGCACAACAAAATAAAGAACGTACGATTTTAAAAGACCGTATTCTTTCAGATATTTCTAAAGAAAAATCACAAGAAACAATTGAAGGACTACTAAATAGTTTAGTTGAATTATCAGCACGTCAAATTCAAGTTCACCTTAATGAAATTGATAAAATAAATAAAAATATTAGTAGTATTGAAGAAGCAGTTAAAAAATACTCAGAAACGCCAAGTTCATAGGTCTTCAAATGACGTTTTCTTTTTCTTTAAAATATTTTTAATTTCATTTGGATTTTGTCTATAATAAAGAACCTCATTCCAAAATTGTTGTAATTTTGGTAATGCGTCTTCAAACCATTTCTGGTCTCGTGGTACAGTAATGTTGTGTACAACATCAAGTGACCAGTAAATAATCTTATGAAAGATATAATCTTTTTTAAGTTCTGGATAATTCTTTTCTAAATTACTAAGAACCTCATTTACCCATAGTTCATATTCAATACAAGTCATATCAAGTGTTGGTGGATAAATGTACTTCGCATCAAATAAGCACATTTCATCATTACAATATGCTTCTTTTGGTAAAAATTCAATAATAGCACCTTTTAGTATATTTGGGTTAGTAATTGTGTCTGTCTCATTAATTTCTAATGTGGTTTTTTTATCAAAAAACCAGTCTTCACGTGTCGGATACTCATTAATAGTACATTGCCAAAAATCGCAATTATCCAGTTTACATACCTCTAATTGAATCATCATTTGGCAATAATAGTAAATTGGAATTATATTCATCATTCCGCCAGTTTTTTTAATTTGTCTTCTTCTTGGACATTTAATTTCAAGCATTGTACCGTACTTTTCATTAAATTTATTCGGATTTCTTTTACAACGGCTTGTACAAATACCATCTGGTGAAGCACCAATAAAACTAATTTCTGGATGTGGAATTAAACCGAATTCTTTAACACAAGTATTATATGTTTCTTCATAAATCATTGTTGCAATAGGTTCATATTTACAACCGTGATGTGTATCAATATTTTTTTGAAAAGGTGGTTCTGGTAATGACTTCTCAAATAAAAATTGTGATCTACTACGATATTTATTTTGACCAAGTGCATCTGCAACAGAACTTGCAGTAATCATGTTGTGTCTTTGTAAAAACCATTCTTCACTACGTTGTTCAAGCATTGGAACATTACACAGATTATTAAATGTTTCGTGTAATTTACGAAATTTAGTTGGAATAACAATTTCTTTTGTAGGTTCAATATTATTTTTATTAAAAATAAGTGCCATAAGTTCTTTATAGACTGTGTCTTTAACTAAACTGTCTTTATCAAATTTTTCTTTTAAAAGTGAATAACAAGAATCTAAATTACTTAGATTGACTTTAATTTTATTCTGTTTAATAAATGCTTTAATAGTATTTTCCATAATTATATTATAACTATTAGTTCTTAAATACATATTTTTTTCAATTATTCGGGTCGTACCTTCGGTACGAATTCGTAAGACTACGTCTTACTCAGCTACGCCTCACCACACTACGTGTGGTTTTTAGTAATTTCTTACGAAATTACGACTACGTCAAATATTCTAGATGAAATCGTGAAATTTTAATTTCACTGAAAATCCTGCGAAGCAGGATGAGGCGAAGCCGAGCGTAGCGAGTTGAAAAACGTAGTTTTTCACCCGAATAAATAATATATGTATTATATATGTATCTTGAACTATTAACCGTATATTATTTTTTTATTGCCGTATTATTATTTCTTAATAATAAACAAGAAATCCCATATATAGATATTTTACAAAGATTTAGATTAGAAGTTTGTTTAATTAATATTGTATTATTCTTTTTATTATTTTATCGTTACATTGAAAATTATGCTGTATGTATGTTATTATCAATAATGACAATGAGTTTAATGTATATACTTCATTCACTAAAATTTACAGAATCACTAAAGAAGATTGGTAATTTTTAATTCTTCATTTATAAAATCTTCTTCTTTAATCCTTGGATAATTATTATTTTTAAATTGTTCAAGAGGTTCAAGGTATTCTTCACTATTAATGTGTGTAAAGAGTGTTGATGAAATACGCCATTTATAATTTGTATTATTTTTCATACTAATTACTTCATGAAAACCTGCTTCGAAGTACCCTCCTGTTAACCATTCTAATTGTCTCCCGACTTGTAATAAAAGACATCCATCAGGTACTGACACTTTAATTTCTTCACCAGTTCTTAACCAAATTCTAAGACCTGGTGTATTTGATTTTCCATGGATAGTTAAAAAAGATATGTCATTATGAAATGATGCAAATACTGTACCTTCTTTATTATATTTTGTAAGGTCAGTTGCAGTTGGTGCTAACAGGTGTTTTCCACCTTTTAATTTACTCAGTAAAACATTTTCTTCTAAAGAAAGTCCTTGTTCAATTAATTTGGTTACTTTTTCAACAACATTTACCATTTTATTTCCCCATTCATTCATTGTATTTTCCCATGTATCTTTAAATTTTTCTGGAATAACATTGTCTGTTTCATTTACTTTCCAAAAGTATCTCCACTTGGGATCTTTTTCATTAGTGACTTTTACATCTAAATTATATTTTTTAATAAAATCTAAACACTTTTGGTCTCTACTACATTTAGATACTTCCATACGTTCTGGAGTAATACCAATTTGATAACCAGTTTCTGGTTTAGTGTCCTTAAGTAGTTCTTTAGTAGGTTGTAAAAAGTAATCATACATTAAATTTTTAAATTTTTCGTTGTCATCAAAATTAATTGTGTTGTCTTTTACAATTAGACAACTTGTTTTATGTAATATTTCTACAACTTCTTGTGGTGAAGGATTATTATTTAAATCAATTACTGGAGTATTATTCATCTAATATATTATAAGGAAATCTCTTTAATATGTGTTTTTTTACAACAATTATTTTATTATCTAATTTAAAAATTTCATTATAAATAAAATCAATCATTTTTTCTGGATCACTATTACCACAAGTAAAAGCATCTATGGCTAAAAGTCCTTCGTCAGAATAACAATGTGCGGTAAGATGACTTTCATCAATAAGTATAACTGAAGTGAAACCTGGTGGACTCGTTTCTCCAAGTACAACAAGTTTACTATGTACGGCATGACAACTGGAAAATTTTAAACTTTCTTTTAGGATTTTTAAGATTTTTTCACCTCCTTCTTTCGCAGGTAAAAAAAAGTTGATTATATCTAACGTAGCATGACAACCTTTATACATTATTTACTTAATAATTATTTGTTTAACCAAAGTTGAAATTCATCAAGTAACATTTCGTAATTGTCTTGATTAACAAGATTGTAAATAGCAAGTTCGTTGTGTGTTCCATCAACATAAAAACCACTATGTGTTGCGTGTAATTTAGTAAAATAATTTAGATCACAATTAGTTTTTACTCTAAACCACTTTTCACCTGTTCTAATGTCATGACACACTACAGAGGTGTCTTCAAGTAGAGCAACACATTTATATTGGTCAGTACATAATTTAATAATTTTAAATGGAGTTTTAATATTAAGTAGATTACCTTGAATTGTTTTATCATAAGCAATAAATAATTCATTTTCACAAACTGAAAAGTGTGTAATAGGAACAGACACATCATGTTCTAAAGTATCAATTATAGTTTCTTTTTTAAGACAATAAACTTTAATTTGATTTTTTGCATTTAGTAAATAAAGTTTATTGTCATACATTTCAACTTGACTAACTGATTCATTTAATTTGAATTCGGTAACAAGACTGTCCTTAATAGTATAAATAGTACCATCTAAACTGACAGCGACACCGACTAAATCATAATTAATATCAGTTAAAAAATTACGAATAATTGGAACATCTGTTTCAATGATAACTTTATCAAAAAAGAATACTTTAAAGGCGGTGTCATAAAAAGTAATTAAATTATAAAATTCATCTTTATAAAAAGATACATCATAATCAATTAAATTTTGTACTCGAATTTTCATATTACGATCTCCTTTATTTACTAAAACATTTTTATTATTATAAAATCCAATACAACTGTTTTTCTTAACACAAAGATTTTGTACAACACCATTAATTGGAATTGAAATCTTTTTAAACTGATGTTCTTTCCATACATTAGCAATATTAGACCATGCGACACAAGGCGTAATTAATAGAAATAAAAAGAAACGCATACCAGTTTATTACTGTTTTATGATTATTTTTTTCAATTTTTTTCCTATATAGTTTATATATGGGAATAAATAGAATTACACAACTTAGAAAAAATCTACCTGTAATTAGACCAAATGTAGACTTCACACCTGCATTAGAACCTCGTGCAGCACCTACTAATTTTGTACCACAAACAACAGTGATGCACTATGAATCAACTTATTATCCTAAAATTGAAGCTAAACATTTAGTAATTCACGGTAGAAGCACTTTTAAAGACAATATGAAACTTGAAGGAAATTTAATTGTTGATGGTAGTACAGAATTAAATAGTGAAACTAATATTAATGCTAATGTAAATGTATCTGGTGTTGTAGATTGTTCAGATTTACTTGTTAATTCAATGGTACTTGTTCCTACTGGTACAGTAGTTTCATTTATTACATCAAGTGCACCTGCTGGGTGGTTAATTTGTGATGGTACTGCTTATAGTAGAACTTTCTATAATAAATTATTTTCAGTTATTGGAACAAGATTTGGTGGCGACGTTGGTACATTTAATGTACCAGATCTTCGTGGTAGAACAATTATTGGTAATGGAAGTGGTGTCGGTTTAACAACACGTAATTTAGGTGATACTGGTGGTGAAGAAACACATACACTTACATTAAGTGAAATTCCATCACACTCTCATACAGGAAATACAAGTACTGTGTCTTCACATACACACACTGGTACTACCGATTCAGCAGGTAGTCACTCTCATACTTACAATGATGCATATTTTGCAGAAAATGGTGGTAATCAAATTGGTGGAAATAGTGTTTTTGGAACTAACAGTGATACTGACGCTGATAATGAATTTAGATGGAGAACTGCAAGTGGTTCATGGTCTAATTCACCTCAAGACCTTGATACAAGCACTGCATCCGCACATACACACACATTTACTACTGGTTCTGCTGGTAGCCATTCACATACTATTACTGCAGAAGGTGGTAGTGGTACTCACAACAATATGCAACCATACATAACCTTAAGTTATATCATCAAATACTAATTGAAAATTTGTCAAAGACAAATTTTACATTGAATTGTGACGCATTATATTACTAAATAACAGAACTAATGTGTCTCGTTGTACAAGTATTTGGTAAATTTCCATTAAAAATAGAATAAATATAAAAAAACGTACATCAACGTTTGTTGATTCTTCTTTTTTATAAATGTAGTATTTATTTGTACTGTGATTAATAAAAGACAATCGATTTTCCTTTTCAATAATAGTACATTTATTAGGAATAAATTCTTCATTTTTTTCATATAATAATTCATTTACTTCATCGTAAATGTATTTTTTTGGTAAGAAATAACCAAGTTGTATTTCATTATTTTTTTTTATTTGTAATTGGTTGTATAACAAATTGTTGTCATTGGAACTCTGTAATTTCCATGTTCCAACAGTTAAAAATAATAATTTTATCCCTTTCATTAAAAAATGTAGAGATAATTAAATTAATATTTCTTACGTATCAATAGTGTCTCCAATAGTGTTTTCAGTAATAATGTGAGGATAAATATTAATACTCATTAGTTCTTGGAACATCAGTTTCATACAATATGGAATACTGACACGACTAATATTTGTATGATTATTACAGGCATTACAATAGTACGAGTCTGAACCTCTAAGTCTTCCTACAATCATACCACAACTATCACATACTTGTGTTTCATATCCATCACTACATTCAACCATACGTTCTTTAAGGAAAACACTTGTACCATGTGCAATACCTACATCACGTTCCATCTCTCCAAATCTAAATCCACCATTTTTAGTTCTACCTTCTGGTGGTTGTCTAGTAAGCATTACTGATGGTCCAGTAGCACGAGCATGAATTTTATCAGCAACCATATGTTTTAGTCTTTGATAATAAGTTGGTCCAATAAATATTTGTGCTTTATATTTGTGTCCTGATATTCCAGAATACATTGTTTCGTAACCGTATCTGTTAAAACCAAGGTCTTCTAATTCTTGACAAATTGATTCTGTATCTCTTTCTTCAAAAGGTGTTCCATCTTTAAATTCACCTTTAACTGCACCTGCTTTTGCCATAACTGTTTCTAAGAATTGTCCCATTGTCATACGACTTGGGAAACAATTAGGATTAACAATAATGTCTGGTACTATTCCTTGTTCAGTAAATGGCATATCTTCTTTACGTACAAGTAGTCCAGCAGTTGCCTTCTGTGCAGCTCTACTTGAGAACTTGTCCCCTATCTGTGGTACACGTTCAGAACGAATACGCATTTGATAAACTTCATAACCATCTACATTTGTAAGACCAGTTAGTACTTTATCAACAACAGCTTTTTGATAACCTTTATAGACTTCAGATTTGTCTTTGTAAATCTTGGTACTTTTTTCTGATGGTTGAATAGGTGATACTTTACCAAGAATTGCATCTCCATTTACAATGGATGTTTCTTCTTCAACAAAACCTTTTTGATTAAGTTTCTCGTAATTAACATCTGCTTTAATATTCATAACAAGATTTTTATCAGGTTTAGTATGAATGTCGTCTTGTGATGAAACTTGGTTCTTTTCAATAGCAGACTCGTAACTTTTAAGATAAGAAGAACAGAATAGACCTCTTGCAACAGATGTAGCATTAAGAATAGCAGAGTCTTCTTGATTGTATCCTGTAAAAGTAGCAATAGCAACAATAACATTTTCACCATTAGGAAGATCCATACTACCTGTATATTCGGTTGAACGTGTAGTTACTATTGGTACTTGTGGATGGTACAGTACATTTGAAATATCAAAACGATGTTTCCATGCAGTAGAATAAATACTCATTGCTTGTTTTGCTTGGGCATATTGATATACATTTCTTGGTGCTTGGTTCATATTACAAAAAGGAATATTACCAACAGTCATACCAAGAAGCATAGATGGATGGAATTCACAATGTGTGTATGGGTTGAAAGCATTAGTATATCTATTAATCTTGTCATTACTTTGAACTTTACTTGCGATTAATTGTTGTGTACGTGTGAGGTCTTTACGATACATCGCAATAAGAGAATAGGCTGATTGTTCGAGATCAATGTATTCTACAACATCAGGATATTTATTAATAAATTGTTCCCAAGATGTAATTTTTGAAGGGTCAACACCATTTAGATCAATATCAGTAATCATTTTTTCTGTAAGATACAGTTCAAAAGTTTCGGGATTTACTCGTAGAACAGGACGAATAAGTCTTCCACCATCAGAATAAATACGAATTTCTTTCTGTTCTACATCAAATGAAATACCGATATAACGATTAATTTTATTTTGTAATTTCATTGTTGTAATATTTTCTACAAATTCTTTTGGTTTTTTAATAAAACCTAACCAATCACCATTAATCATAATTTTACAATACTTCTGGTAATCAACAATAGGTAAGTCTTGAATTGGAATAAATGAGTCAACACTCTTAACAATACTTTTAAGTTTAACATTAATAGTTACATCAGGAATTGATACACTACACATTAACGATAAATTTTTAACAAGACCTACTTTTTCACCTTCTGGTGTTTCTACAACACACACAAAACCATATTGACTTGGATGTGCATTACGCATACTTGAAATTTTACTATTCTTTTCATCAACTGTTGGAGTAATAATTCTTCTAAATTGTGAAATAGTTTGTAAATAAGATAGTCTTTCAAGAACACGTGCTACACCATTTTTAGTTTTTAACATACCCCATTTACCAGTAAGTAAAGCAGATTTCATTTGCTGTTCAATAATCATTGGTTTAATTTGATTAATTACTTTAAGAGGTGTTTCATCACTGTTATTTTTCTTTTTAAAATAAGTAGTAACTTCTTTAATCATCTTGTTATAAACTTGTTTAAATAATTGTCCAAGTAGTACTCCTGGAAGTTCAATTCGTTTATTAACAAAAGTATCACGGTCATCAGGTTGAACTCTACCAATAAAAGTATTAAATAATTTATTAACCATTAAACAAATAAATTTTGCTTTATTAATCATATTAGGTTCAATGTGTGGTAGAAGATCGTATTTAAGTAATTTAAGAAGATGACTTTTCTTTTGTTTAAATCTAATTTCATTGTCTTCAGAATACATCTTAGGATTAGAAATTTTATTCATAAGGTAATTTAATGCTGATTCAGTATCATTGATAATTTCACCCTTTTCATCTTTAGATTGATAAAGTGAAAGTGTAATGTAATTTAACATTTCGGTGTCATTTTTAAGTTCATCTTGTACAATATTTAATGTAATTTCAAGATCAGTTTGTAATCCTAAAGCACGTAGTAAAATTGCTAATGGAACTTCGTAAAATAAATTACATGAAACAATTAATGTCATATCTTGTTTCATCTTAATTGTAAGATTAGAAACATATGCAATACCATCAATATCATCTTTTTGAGAATTTACAATTGCTTTAAAATCAATTTCACCATCTTTAATTTTACCAAAAACAAAGATTTTATTTGGTGCATTTCTTTCCATTGACAGTACAACTTTTTCATTACCATTTACAATGAAATAACAACCTGGGTCAAAACAACATTCTTCTTTAGAAACTTCAGGAACTAAAGTAGTAGTACAATATTTACTTTTTAACATAATAGGTAGTTTAGCAATATGAATATCTTTTCTTTCTTCAATAACTTTACTTGTAGTTTCCATACTTACAAGATCAGTTTTAAACTGATACATAATAACATCTGCAGAAATAATACCGAAATAACTTAAACCACGATGTCTAGCAATACGTGGTGTAAGAAAATCAACACCATTTTCTAATGTCGCAGGTTTAAAACTAATATTACTAAAATCAAATTTATATTCATAATAAAACTTTTGATCCTGACTTTTATACTCAATAATAGTATTGTTGTTTTTAATTTCATAAGGAACAATATTTTCAATAAAATCTTGATACGAATCTATAACCGATTTATATAAAATCGCTTTATCTTGAAAATATAAACCCAGAATATCCCAAGTCATATCAATTTCACTTTTGTTCTTTAAGTTTCGCATTTATATTATACTATAATAAACGTTTAAATATTTATTTTTTCAATTTTTATTACGTTACGAACGTAATTATAAATTGTACATTGTATTATATAATGTGTGGTATTATAGGATGGTTTAGTATAAATGAAAAAAGCAATATGCCGATCATTATTGATAGAATGCGAGTTCTATTAAATAGAGGGTATGATTCTATAGGAGTAGGTTTTGTAAAAGATGGTAAAATAATAGTATCAAAATTTGCCACAGAAAAAATGAAATGGGAAGAAATAATGTTAAAGTTAGAAAAAGAATTAGATTTTAATATTAAAATAAATAATTTAGTTCTTCATACAAGATGGGCAACGCATGGTGGTGTAAGTGACATTAATGCACACCCACATGTATCATTAGACAACAATATAGTTTTAGTACACAATGGTGTTATTGACAACATTGTTGATTTGACATTAGCATTAAAAAAATTTCCTGCATCAAATACAGATTCAAGTATAATTACAGAATTAATTGCTGTTGAATTTAAAAAAATAAATAATTTAGAACAAAGTATAAAAAATGTTTTAAAATTAGTTCATGGAACTTGGGTACTAATCATTATATCACCAATGTACCCAAATAATATTTATATCGCAAGAAACAATACACCATTAATTATTGGTAAAACTAATACTGGGGACTTGATGATGGTTTCAGAAAAGTCTGCATTTATTGAAACAGTTACAGAAATATATTCCGTAAAAAATAAAGAAATATTAGTTATTACACGTAATACAGACACCTTAACTATAGAACCAAATGTAAAATTTTTAAAAATAGATAAAAATGATTCTTATTTTTCAATAATTACAACACCATCACCATATCAATTTTGGACAATAGCAGAAATTAATCAACAAATAAAAAAAATGAATAATTGCATTCAAGAACACATTAGAAATAATACAGTGTATTTTAATAATATTGATCCTTATTTACAAAATATTAAAAGAATTATATTTTTCGGTTGTGGTACATCTTATCATGCAAATTTAGTAGCAAAAGAATTTATTGAACATCACTTCTTTAAATTACTTGATAAATATGAAATTGATATTTATACATACGATGCTTCTGGTTTTGATCCATCAAAATTAAGAAATTTAAGATACGGAAATACATTATTTATATTTTCATCTCAAAGTGGTGAAACCATTGATTTATATCATATTATTTGTAAATTAAAAGAATTATTTAGACGAAAAAATGTATTTTATATTGGCGTTGTTAATGTCCCAGGTTCTTTAATTACTGAAATGGTTGATTATCCAATTTATATTAAAGCAGGTAAAGAACATAGTGTAGCATCAACAAAGTCATATACTAATATGGTTATTTGTAATATCTTATTACTTTCTTATCTTTTACAATTAAAAGAAAGTAATAGTAAATTTTTAGAAGAACCAGTAATAAATCCATTATTAAATTTGTCGAGTATCTTAGATAGATTTATTCCATATGCACAAGACTTTGTTAATAATGAAGTAATAGATTTAATTGAAGATTTAAAAATAGACAATATGTTTGTTATTGGAAATAAAATGGACTATTATGTTGCGATGGAAGCGTCTTTAAAATTAAAAGAAATTAGTTATATTCACTCTGAAGCAAGTCTTGGGGGTTCATTAAAACATGGTCCATTTGCTTTATTGAGTCCTAATATTATAGTAATTTTAATTATAACAGAACCAACAGAATTTTCAAAATTATATAATGCATATCAAGAAATTAAAGCAAGAAATACACGTGTAATTATTTTAACAACAATACCAATAAAAACAATTGATAATGATCCAATAATTTTAATACCAATGAATAATTATTCATTTTTATTAGCAAATATTGTTTTACAATTACTGGCATATTATATTGCTATTGAACGTAATATTAACCCAGATTTCCCAAGAAATTTAGCAAAAGTAGTCACTGTTCAATGATTCGGGTGAAAAACGTAGTTTTTCAACTCGCTACGCTCGGCTTCGCCACAATGTATCATTAAAGCTACGCTAAGTAAATTATTGGATGTAATCGTGAAATTTGTAAAATTTCACTTAATATTACATTGTGGCGAAGCCGAGTAATGCGTAAGTATTACGAGTTCGTACCGAAGGTACGACCCGAATTATTGATTATTTTATACTTTATAAACACAAGAAGTATTATGGAATTTGTTTTTGAAGAATTAAAAAATAAATACTTTGGTAAGAAGTATTGTTCTATTTGTAAAAGGTGTTGTAATTGGAATGAAAAGTACATTTTTGAAGATGACGGAGTTATTGAATTATACGATGGTAAACTTAGTATGTGTATTTCACCAAATATTCAAGCAAAACTTTATTATTGTTCAAAATGTACTCACTTGTTTCCAGAAGAATTAACTTTTGATTTGTATCCTGTGTCATGGTATATGTATTTTATTGATAATAATGGTGAAGAAGAAGACATTGACTACTATGGTTCAGTTGAACACTGTAATTACTTAAATGAAAATAGTTTTAATCTTTATGGAACTAGTTACAATAGTAATTATTAGAGACTTATATTTTACATTTGATCCTGATCATTTTTTAAGTGTAAAAACTTATTATATAGAAACTAAAGATTGTGATAAAGAAATACTTTCTTTAATTAAAAATGACATTTTTTCAGTAGAATTATATAATTTAGAATTGACACAGCAAAATAATCGACATATTCCAGTATCAAAAGAATTACAAGAACATTTTAAACAAAGAGATCCAATTGATAAATTAGTTCAATTACTATTATATCGAATTGACACAGATAAAATTACTTGTTATTTAAATAAATTACCAGAAGACAAAATTACTGGTACTCTTGTAATAGAAGAAACAAAATATGACAACGACCATGATATGTCACAATATTTATTTAACAAATAAATAATAAAATTATTATGGAATTAGTAACAATTGTTTATTTACATGAATCACATTCTTATTACTCTGGTGATAATGAAACATACGAAACAAGAGAAATTTATTATATTGACAAAAATGAACTTGATACTAAATTACAAGAACTTGTAAAAAATAAAATTTATAAAGTATCACTTGACAATGTAAATTTAACTTTACCTTTGTATGGTTTAATTAAAAAACATAAAGAAATACTTAGTAATCGTACAGAAATAGAAAAATCAGTACAAATATTATTAAATAAAATTGATAATGACCTAATAAAATTTCAAGAAATCAAAAATGAGGAAGATAAAATTATTGGTACTCTTGTTATTGAAGAAAGTAGGTGTGATGATGGTTTTACTATTGAATACGTAGAAAATTACTAGCGTTTCTTTTCATAAATGTCATCATCAGTAAAAAATTTTGTTGTTAGTTCTTTAGCAGCAATTTCAGTTTGTTCGCTGTCCATAAGTAGTCTTAACCAAGGATAAATTTTGTTATAAGTCTTGGTAATAGTTACTTCAGAAATTTTAAATAAAGCGTGTAACTTTTTCTTATTCATCGAGATTTCTGTATTGTTTCCTAAAAGTGATACTGTTAATAATATTGCTGCAGCTGCTACTGATGGTGGTTGATGATTAGTAGCAATCTGTAATTTATCAATATTGTTAATTAATTCTATTACTCTGTAGTAATAAGAGTGATCTAATCCTAACTTATTACAATATCTTTCAACAAAGTCTTTTGTTTCATTCATTTCAGTATTATATAGAACTTTGTGATCTATTAATGCTAAAAATCTTTTACATCCTTTTGTCATTTCAGTTTGTTTTAAACCGAATACAACCGCAATTTCTTTAGGTGATCTAGGTTCTTTTTGCATTTTAGAACCGTAATATACTGAAGCTGCCATTAGACCTATACGATTAATACCACGATTAATAAAATATTTACCATTTTTATCTCGTGTTTCTGAAATTCTTTTGTATAAATTTAATGCATTATCTACGATTGCTTGATGTAATTTAGCGTTATAACATTTTTCTTCAATAAATTTTTTGTCATCATAAAATGCTTTTTCCTTGTATTCCCATTTCCACCAATCATTAACTTTCCTGATTTTCATTCTAGGATTACCTGAGATACTTGTACCTAAAGAAGATTTTGGTAAAAAATGACTTATATTAGAACCATCAACTAATGCCATTGTTGCCTCATTTTTTTTATCTAATAATGAACACACAATCACACCACAATTTTTACATGTTAAAGATGAATATTCACTATCAAATAGTAAATCTTCTGACTCACAATTAAAACAAACGATGTCTTCTTTAGTAACTTTTGGTTCTTCTTCTAAAAAACTGTCAAATAAATTCCAATTATCTTCCATTTAAATAAATATAATTAGTATCTTTAAATAGTTTTTTTTTCAATAATTATAGTAATGCCGTTGGCATTACTTCGCTTCGCTCAGTGATTTTACTTTGTAAAATCACGACTACGTCAAGAATATACTGAATAGAACGAAGTTACGTTGTAATTAAAATTTTAAGACTACGTCAAACATTACATGATGAAATCGTAATTTTACTTTGTAAAATTACTAAGCGTAGCTAGGTAATGCCATCGGCATTACTAAAAATGACTTAAAAGAATAACTTTTATATTAAGCATATAAAATGGCAAGAAAAGTAACACAGGTCGAAAAGGTTGAAAATGTTGAAAATGTAAAAAGTGTAGAAACTGAAGTTCCAACTGAAACAGTTGTAACTGATACTGTCCAAGATGGAGGTGCAAAGAAATCACAAGCTAAAAAAAGAACATTCAAAATTAAAATTGAAGAAAATGAATTCTGCTCAAGAATTACTGGTACTACACCAAAACAAGCAGCAAGTAAAGCACTTACCCTTCTTCTTAACCAAAAGAAAAAGGCAGGAAAGGCAGTCAAAGGAAAAATCGCTTTTACTATTAAAGAAACCACCAGAGGTTCTAAAGGAAAAGAATACAGTTACCAAGGAGAAAAAGTAAAACTTAAAACCCCAACTACTTACACTATCAAATCAGCAAATGGAGAAGAAAAAACAATCGTAAACAAATTCAAAAACATCATTGAAAAACATCAACCAACTGCTTAAAATAAATATTGATATTTTTTAATTTCTATAGTATAATAATGACAGAAAACTTCTTATTAGAAGAAAATCTAAACGAAAATTTTAAAGGTTTTCTAGTAAAAACAATACTAGAACCATTTATAAATAATTTTTCATCAATTATAAGGTATTCACCTTTTTCATTAGAAAAAACACAAGAATTAATTAAAAATAAAGACAATACAAGTATTAAAAAATTAGAAAACATGAAATCAAATAATACTATTAATGACATATTTGCGGATAATGTAAATAAGAATTATTTTGTAAAAAGGCTTTCTAAAGGAGAATATATGTATTTTCCTGTACCTAAACTGGACATCACTACTACTAATGACATCACACAACGTGGTGGACAAATTGTAATAAATAAATATGACCCTAAAATGCCATATTATTTAGGTGTTGCAGAAAACTTATTTAAAACAAATAATTATTTAACAGACAACAATTATAACACATATAATAGTTATAAATATTTATTACATTATGTATTAGATGAAAACCAAAGAAATAAGTTGTATCAAGACTTTACTCGTAATACAATATTATTAAGAGAACAAATAAAAGATAATAATACTTCTTTTATTACCAGTACAATTAGTGAAATTCAAAATAATATTAATAATCCAGAATTTTTACCAGAACCTTTAGAATTTAGTGCAATAAGAATTTAAAATTTGTATTTTTTCTGTATAAGATTTACTTTCTTTATTTAATTCTAAAATAAAGTTTTTTAATTCATTTTGTTGTTCAGAATTTAAATTCAGTGTATCAATGTTATTAAGAAGTGTTTCTACTAAATAATTGTATTCATCTTCTTCATCAAAACAAGTATTTTCAATTTTAGAACGAACTTCCATCAAATCTAATGTATGTTCTTTATTATTTTCAATTGTTTCTTTAATTTTAACAAGGTAATTATAATTTTCTTCTGTGATTTTCTTTGTTAATAAAAACTCTATAAGTTCAAGTAATTCAGTAAATGAATCCTTTGTATCTTGTGTATATTCATTTGAAATGTCTTTTGGGTCAAATGTATCAATATGTGTATCGTTATCTAAGTATTTTGAATAATCATTTTTAATTGATT